GGTGTTCTAAAAGAAAAGAAAAATTAAATAAAGCATTCCCTTATAAAAAATGAAAAAAATTTGGCAATGGTTAACCGGTAACGTTATCAAAGAAGTTGGTAATGTTATTGACAAACTAACTACAACCAAAGAAGAGAAGTTAGAGGCTCATAGGTTAATAACTGAAATTCTTGAGAAAGCTGACAAAGAGGCACAAGAGCAAGTAACAGCAAGATGGAAAGCGGACATGGAGTCCGATAGCTTCTTATCTAAAAATATAAGACCTATGGTCCTTATATACTTAACTGTTATATTTACTGTTTGTGCTTTTTTTGATGGTAACATAGGTGAATTTAGTATAGCCGAAGAATATATACCAATATTTCAAACATTACTTGTAACGGCGTATGGAGCCTACTTTGTGGGTAGAACTTGGGAAAAAGCAAAAGCTATAACAAAAAAAGACTAAATGGCTAGGATTAGTACGTATGCAATAGATAGTAACGTAACCAAAGAGGATAAGGTTATAGGTACTGATTCTTCAGGGTCACTTACTAAGAACTTTAAACTAGAGGATCTAGGTGAGTTTTTATCTAAAGGATTTGTAAACGTAAATGGCCAACATTCTTGGGAATTTGTAGACACAATAGAAGCAGGAGGGTTATATGGCCCATTAGATGGTGCTTCAATAAGTGGCTTAACAACTATAAAGTTAAATGAAGTTACTAAGGGTGATAAAAATATACAAAACTTTTTGCTAGAATATAGAGGCAAAAGAATATTACTCGTTGATATAGTGGACCCAAATGTCTATGGATTATTTGATGTTACAAACATAGCCGAAGACGTAAATAATTTAAATAATTATGACGTAGAGCTGGATCACATATCTAGCAACGGCTCCCTTGCTTTAGAAAAAATATATGCGATATCAATGTATGCTCAGGACGCAACATATGCGCATAGGCAAATAAACGCTTCGACAACTTGGACTATAAATCACAACTTAAATAAATTTCCAAGCGTTAGCATAAAATTCTCCAGCAGTAACCAGGTATATGAAAACGTGGGAGCGTTTGCTGGAGTACAATATATAGATCAAAACAACTTAACAATTAACCTAGCGGCCGCAGAAAGTGGTTACGCTTATTTAAACTAAAAATATGGCAATTCCATTTTTAAATCACTTAGACTTACGAAGCGTATCTGAATTACAAAATGCGATACTTCACAAAACAACAACAACAACCGCATCTAATGTTGAGGGTAAATTTATTTACGACACAGGAACGAATACCCTGCAGTATTACAACGGCAGCGCTTGGATTAGCTTAGATGGAACTGATACTGGTATTACTAGCGTTACATTGGATTCAGATGGTAATGCAACTTCTGGTAATACAATAATACAAAATGGTACGCTAACATTGTCTTTTGATGGTGCATCTTCTGAATACGTAAATGGTCAAGGAAATTTAGTAACTTTTCCAAGTATACCAACTGTAAACGATGGAACATTAACAGTTCAAGGAACAGGCGTTTTAGGAGGCACTGGAACATTTACAGCAAATGACGCGGATAATGTTACAATAAATATATCTCACGATAACACGTCTAGGACAGATACGAATACATTTCCCGCGCAATTAGACTTCGGTGATGCTTTTGATGTTGTATCAAGCGTTACCACGAATGCAACAGGCCACGTTACGGCTATAAACTTAGCTAGGTTTCAATTACCAGATTCTGACGACACAACTTATGATTTAGAATCTGACCAGTCCGGGAACGATGTTGTTTTGCTTTTAAACGGTAGTGATGCGTCGCAGGACGTTGTGAAATTTGTTGCCGGAACAAATATAACGCTAACGGATGACGGAAGTAATGAGATTACTATAGACGCTGCTAATCAGGGTACAGTAACAGGCACTGGCACAGCAAACACAGTGCCAAAATGGTCAACAGGAGGAACAGGCATAGAAGACTCTTCTATTTCAGATGACGGAACAACCGTAACAATAGGTGGTAACTTAGATGTTCAAGGAACAACAACAACTATAGACTCAACAACTGTTGCTATTGGCGACAATATGATGAAGTACGCTAAAGATAATACAGCTAACGCTTCAGATATCGGTTGGTACGGTAAGATTGTTTCTTCTGGGACAAAATACCCAGGTATGTGGTATGATGCTAGTACTGGCGTTTCAACACCTAAATTCTCTTTAGGTATTGCCACAACAGAACCAGCTGGCACGGGTACAATTGCTACTACAGGTACATTAATTGCCGACTTAGAAGGTAATGCTGTTACAGCTACAAGACTAGAAACTTCAAGAAACTTTTCTATAACTGGCGATATTACAGCCAGTGCGGTTAGTTTTAATGGTGCTGCAAATGTTGTTTTAAACGCTAATATAGACGCTAATGTTGTAGGAGCTACTGAGCTTAATGTTTCTGGTAATGGAACTTCAGGTTATTTATTAGCTTCTGACGGCGATGGTTCATTTAGTTGGGTTGCTGCTGGAGCTGCTCCAAACGACGCTACTATAACTCTAAACGCTGGCGATGGATTAGACGGAGGAGGAGCATTTACTTTGAACCAGTCAAGTAACGAAACAATAACATTTAGCGCTGAAAACGCTAGTACAACAAATAAAGGTGTTGTAGAATTAGCAACTTGTGCGGAAGTTTTAGCTGGTGTGGACGGCTCTAGAGTTTTGACACCAGACACATTGGCTTGTAAATCAGTTACAGCAACAATTTCAGCGGCTTCAGTTTCAGGTGCAAACTTATACGCTGAGATCAATCACGGCTTAGGTACTGAAGACGTAATGGTTGAATTGTTTGACGCCACAACAAAGGAAACGGTATTTGCCTTAGTAGAAAGAAAAACCAAAGCAGGTACAAACTCTACAAGCAAGGTTACAATTTACTTTTCAGCGGTTCCAACAAATAACATAGAAGTTCTTATTACATCATTAAAAGGGGCAACAACGGGTACAGTAGCTTATAGCTAATATTAAAATAATAATTTAATTTATGTCAATTAAAATTCTTAATGGAATTGACGTGGACAACGGCGTGTTGTACACAGACACTGCTAATAATAGGGTAGGGATTGGAACGGCTAGTCCAGATCATAAGTTAGACGTAGACGGGGGCGCTCAATTCAACACTAATACTGGAACAACTCCATTTTACATAACAAGACTGGGAGGCACTAGCCAAGCGCTATCTATAAAAGTAATGGATGACAACGTTAGGTTTGAAAGCATTCAAGACGAAGCAGCAGATAATTACGGTGGTTTTGATTTTAGAATGGACGGTGGAGTAACAGAGCCTGACTTTGTTATTAGAAAAAATGCTGGCAGCCCTATACTTAATGTAAAAGGAGACGGCAACGTTGGTATTGGAACTACTAGTCCAGGTGAAAAATTAGAAGTAGCTGGAAATATAAAAATACAAAGTGGAGGTTCTTCTTCTGATAGTAATTATATATCAATGGTAGGAAGTAGAGCTATTTTTGGATATGATGGTAGTATCAGCTCAGCATATATGAGATCAAGTGATACATCAAAACCTTTAGTATTTGGATCAGGCTCAAGTGAGTTTATGAGAATTGTATCTTCTTCAGGCAACGTTGGTATTGGAACTACTAGTCCTGATAGAAGACTGCACGTTAGAGACACTGCTATAGTTACTACAAAACTTGAGGGAACTAGTCAAGGTTCTTTATTAGACTTAGTTAATTCTAACGCAAGTCAAACATATAACGGTTTAAGGTTTACTCAAGGAACTACAAGTAAAATGGCTGTTACGCACATAGCAGACGGTACTACGAAAGGATATGTACAAATAGGTAATAGCTGGGGTGCAGGGTCAGAGATACTAGTCGTAGACGGTAGAACATCAAGAGTAGGTATTGGGACGACTAGTCCAAGCTCTAAATTACACATTTATGATGTTGCGCCTACTTTAAAACTACAAGCAGACTTATCAGTTGCGCCCTGCACTATTTCTTTCGATAATTCATCAGGAACTCAAGAAGGATCTTTAATTCATAACACAGGAAGCAATACTTTTAGACTTAATAATGTATCGGGCAATAGTAGGTTAAATCTTGATAGTTATTCAGCTGCATTTTCTGTTGGAACAAGTAATTTAGATCAGTCAGGTGTAATATTAGGAGCTACTACTCTTACTTTAAAATCTAATTTTAGTACAGCTTTAACTTGTGATATGGCTGGCAAAGTAGGCATTGGGACTACTAGCCCTACCGATAAACTTACTGTGCAAGATGGAAACATAAGATTAAACTCCACCTCTACTTATCCTACTCAGGGCCTCTATGCTTATGCGAACAATAGTTCTCCAAACATGGGGGGAATTTCCTGGCACCAAAATCCAGGGTTTATTGGGTCTGAATGGACGCATTATAAGCGAACATCACCTTATACGTTGGCTAGAATAAGGCTGATTGGTGATGCTAGTAGCGGCGGAATGTTTGTAAATCTTAATAATTCAGATGTTTTTACAATCAAAACCTCAACAGGCAATGCTGGTATAGGGGTAACTAACCCAAGTGAAAAACTTGAAGTTAATGGGGCTGTAAAAGCAACAGCAACTACAGACGCTTATAAAGGTTATATTAAACAAAACGTAATTAGTTATGGGGCTGAAAAAGTAGAAAACTCTAACTATTATTTTACCTCTTACAATACTACAGCCACGGTAACTAGCGCTCAAGCATACAATAGAATGGTTGCTGCTTATGATGGCAGGGTTAAAAAAGTATATGTAAGACACGGAGGGGGTTCAACACCTACTGCAACTGCAGTTAATTTTAAAAAACACGTAAACAATGTTACATCTGCAACAACATACGCTGCAACTGTGGCTAATACTGCTAGTACAAACATGACCGCTTATTATGAATTTGCAGACAGTGATTTTACTTTTAATGCTGGAGATTTAATAGGTCTTTTGTATCAAACTACAGAGCCCTTTGGAACATCTAAAACCATGGGGGGCGTAGCTATTACTATAACACTTGAATATAACATTACTTAATATGGCTAATATAAACGATAACATAAGAACAAAAAAGCTTTATAAAAGCGGGGACACAACAAGAGCCTATAAAGATTCTAATGGAGAGATAGTCGTACCATCTAAAGTGGCTTCAGAAATAGCAGCAGTATCAGATATAACTGAGCTTTTAAATGACCATGATAACTATACAAAATCAATATATCTTTTAAAAGAAATAGAAAATATAAGACAAGACCTAGAAGAGGTGCACGCTTTTGTTAAAGCCGCCTTTGGTAAAGATTCAACAACAGCTACCTCTAAAGGGGAAAAAGGGGATACAGGAAGCACTGGGCCTCAGGGACCTCAGGGCGCGACTGGACCTACTGGACCTACTGGAGCAGATGGTAAAGATGGTAAAGATGGATCAAGCGGATCAACGGTTGTGTTTGGATGTAAGGGTAGGCCAATAGGGCTATTAGGCAGAATGATGGTGTGTGATGAAACCGTAACATATGAAATTTTAGATATAGAATCCGGAAAACAAATAGATACTTTAAGAATACCTAGAATTTTAAAATAAACAAATAAAAATAATGATAACATACGATTGGAATTGCAAAACGGTAGATGTATACCCTCAGGAAGAGGGTGAGACAAATGTAGTGTATAATGTACACTGGAGAGTAACAGGGGTCAAAGAAGATTATTCAGCAACTAATATTGGAACTCAAATAGTAACTTTAAATCCTGAAACTGAGTTTATACCTTTTGACGAATTAACAAACGAAGTTGTTGCGGGCTGGACAAAAGAAGCTATGAGTGAAGAGCAAGTTGAAGCTATTGAAGGCAGTATTGCTTCACAAATTGATGAACTAGAAAACCCGGCTTCAGTAACTATGACGATAGAGGATTAAAGTAACGCGTAAATACGTAATACTTAACTATATGTTAAACACTTAAATTAAATAAAATGGCAAAAACAAAAAAAATTAAAAAAGAAGAATTAGAAGAATTAAAAACATTAATTAATAATTTTAATAAATTACAATTAGAATTAGGAAGACTAGATATTGAAAAGCACCAAATATTGCATAGGGTTTCAGAATCTCAAGTGGGCTTACAAAAATTCCAAGACGAACTGAAAGAAGCTTATGGAGATGTTAGTGTTGATATAAATACTGGAGAAATAAAAGAAAATGTTAATAAGGAAGATTAGCATTGGATCAAATTATAAGAATGACGCCATGCATTATTCTGTCGGTCAGGAGGTGTATGGTGGTCATACTATATATAATATAATAGAAGAAGACGAAAAGTACTCTATATATATTAAAAAGAAAGACGAAGTGCTGCCGTGGAAAGATTTTAATAAGAATATGGCGATATCTGTAGAATATAATTTAGACTATTAATGAATTCATTATTAGATTTTATAGTAACTCCTAAAGGTAAAAGCACTACTTCAATAAAGAACGTAGGTAATAAAAATATTATTTTAAATACCGAGCTTCAAAATCACAATTACGTCAATAGAATAGGTATTGTAATTTCTGAACCGCTTATAAATAATACCAACATTAAAAAAGGCGACGAAGTAATACTGCATCACAATGTTTTTAGAAGATTCTACGACATTAGGGGTAAAGAAAAAAACAGCAGGAGCTACCTTGAGGAAAATAAATATCTTGTTAACGAGAATCAAATTTTTGCAGTCAAAAAAAAAAGAATGGGAGTGCTTAAAAGGTTTTTGTTTTATAAAGCCTTTAAAAGAAGACAAAATGTTTTCTATAGATTTTGAAAAACCCGGAATTGGTATTGTAAAGTACACTGATGGGTCCATCGAACAAGGCGCTTTGATAGGTTATAAGCTGGGTTTTGAATACGATTTTTATATAAACAAAGAAAAATTATATAGAGTTCCTGCAAATCAAATTACAATTAAATATGAATATCAAGGAAACGAAGAGGAATATAATCCAAGCTGGGCATAAAGCAGTTGAGGAATTAATTAAAGTAGCCAAGGAGGCTATTGTGGATTCTGATGATGATATTTCCGCTGATAGATTAAAAAATGCGGCAGCCACTAAAAAATTAGCAATATTCGATGCGTTTGAAATATTAAATCGTATTGACGAGGAGGAGCGAATAATTGATAACAAACCTAAAGAAGATGATAAGCCTAAGTCGTTTAAGGGGTTTGCTGAAAAAAGATCTAAGTAATGTACGAACAGGCTTTATTAAAGATTATAACTCCTATTAAATTAAACACTATATCTAGGCTAAATAAAAGTAAAAAATGGCAGTATGGGTATAGCAAAGAGCATGATGTCGTCGTTATTAGTAAAACCGGCCAAATAGGAGAAGTTTACGAAATACAAGGGTTAAAAATAGCTTTACCAAAAGCTCCGGCTAAATTAGATAAAACTTACGATAAATGGACGCCAGAGGAATACCCTAGAGAGCTAAAAAATATATCTAGTGTATTTGATTGGCGCGATTATCCAGACGATTTTAAAGAAAAATGGGAACCATATATAGATGAACAATTTAAAAAAAGAGACGAAGGCCATTGGTTCAATAATAAGAGCATGGCTACTTACATTACTGGCGCTCACTTTATGTACTTGCAGTGGAGCAAGATTGACGTTGGGAAGCCAGACTTTAGGGAAGCAAACAGACTATTCTTCATATTCTGGGAGGCTTGTAAAGCCGACGCACGATCTTACGGAATGTGTTACCTTAAAAACCGCCGTTCAGGATTTTCATTTATGTCTTCAGCAGAGACCGTTAATTTGGCGACAATTACGTCAGATGCACGGTACGGTATCTTGTCTAAGTCTGGAGCGGATGCTAAGAAAATGTTCACAGACAAGGTTGTACCAATATCCGTCAACTACCCGTTCTTTTTCAAACCCATCCAGGACGGTATGGACAGGCCAAAGACCGAGCTTGCCTATAGGATTCCAGCCAGTAGACTCACTAGGAAGTCTATACAAAATAAGAAAGATAAAGAATTACTCGAGGGGCTTGATACCACGATCGACTGGAAGAACACAGGCGACAACTCCTACGATGGGGAAAAACTTAAACTTCTCGTCCACGATGAATCGGGGAAGTGGGAAAGGCCAGACAACATCCTTAATAACTGGAGGGTTACAAAAACGACACTAAGATTAGGAGCCAGGATTATTGGCAAATGTATGATGGGCTCAACGTCGAACGCATTAGACAAGGGAGGAGAGAACTTTAAAAAATTATATAATGATTCTGATGTTACCAAACGAAATAGAAACGGACAAACTAAGTCAGGATTATATTCTTTGTTCATACCTATGGAATGGAATTACGAAGGATTCATTGATTCTTTTGGGATGCCTGTATTCGAAACCCCACTTAAGCATTGTGAGGGACCATATGGAGACGTTATAGACGTCGGGGTTATAGAACATTGGGATAATGAGGTTGAGGGATTAAAAGGCGATCAGGATGCTCTAAATGAGTTCTATAGGCAATTTCCACGAACAGAGGAGCATGCGTTCCGGGATGAGACTAAAAACAGTATATTTAATTTAGTAAAAATATACGAACAAATAGACTATAACGAAGACTTAAAGAATAGTAGCGTTGTTACCACTGGGAGTTTTTCTTGGGAAAACGGTATTAAAGATACTAAAGTAAGATTTACGCCTAATCCCCAGGGAAGGTTTAAAGTTAGCTGGGTTCCAGACCGTGGCCTGCAAAATAGGCAGGTAATAAAAAACGGTGTTAAATATCCGGGTAATGATCATATAGGGGCATTTGGCTGTGATAGCTATGACATATCAGGAACAGTAGGGGGGAGTGGGTCAAAAGGTGCTTTGCACGGATTAACTAAATTTTCAATGGAAAATGCACCTCCTAATCATTTTTTTTTAGAATATATAGCACGGCCACAAACAGCTGAAATGTTTTTTGAAGATGTACTTATGGCTTTAGTATTTTATGGAATGCCGTTATTGGCTGAAAATAATAAACCTAGATTGCTGTATTATTTAAAAAGAAGAGGATACAGGGGCTATTCAATGAACAGACCAGATAAGCTATGGAATAAACTTTCCGTAGCAGAAAAGGAAATAGGCGGGATACCGAACTCAAGCGAGGATATAAAGCAAGCACACGCAGCAGCTATCGAAAGCTATATAGATAAACACGTAGGTTTGCTGGATGATAATAGTTACGGCACCTTGTATTTTAGTTCAACATTAAATGATTGGTCTAAGTTTGATATAAACAAAAGAACAAAATTTGATGCCGCAATAAGTAGCGGGCTGGCTATAATGGCATGTAATAAAAACCTTTATAGACCAATACCTTCAACACAAAAACAAAAACTAAATTTAAATATTGCTAAATATAATAATGGCAGTAATATTTCAAAAATAATAAAATAAGTATGGCTGAATCAGTTGTAAAAAGTTCTTTCCCTAGTCAAGTTGCTAGTGACGCTGAAAAAATTTCTTCGGAATACGGCTTAAAAGTTGGACGAGCAATTCAAGACGAGTGGTTCAAAACAGATTCTGGAGCTAATTCAAATAGATTTGTTAGTAACCAACACACTTTTCATAAATTACGATTATACGCAAGGGGCGAACAGCCTATACAAAAATACAAAGATGAGTTGTCAATAAACGGTGATTTATCTTATTTGAATTTAGATTGGAAGCCTGTGCCTATTATTCCTAAGTTTGTAGATATCGTAGTAAACGGTATGGCGGAAAGGAACTTTGATATAAAAGCATATTCTCAAGATCCGTATGGGGTGAGCAAAAGAACACAATATATGGAAGATGTTCTTAGAGATATGCACGCTAAGGACCTATCAGATTTTGTGCAAAATGAATTTGGTATATCTATATTTAAAACAAATGTAGAGGATTTACCTGAAACAAAAGAAGAATTAGAAATACACATGCAGCTGACCTACAAGCAAGCTGTAGAAATAGCTGAAGAGCAGGCAATAAACACTTTGCTAGAGGGTAATTCTTATGATCTTACGCAAAGAAGAACTTATTATGATTTAACTACGATAGGTATTGGAGCTGTAAAAAACAGATTTACATTATCAGAAGGTGTGGTGGTTGATTATGTAGACCCGGCTAATTTAGTTTACTCATATACTGAATCGCCATATTTTGAAGATATATACTATGTTGGTGAAGTAAAAGACATTACAATAAATGATCTTAAAAAGCAATTCCCAAGTTTAACAAATGATGATTTAGAAAAAATATCTAAAACGTCTTACCAAAGCAATAGTTTTTATAACAGACCATTAAACAACTCTGCGTCTCCAGACGTTAATACAGTGCAGGTACTGTATTTTAATTTTAAAACCTACATGAACGAGGTTTACAAGATTAAGGAAACCGCTACAGGGGCTAGTAAAATAGTTTTAAGGGATGATCAATTTGATCCACCTGTAGAGATGTTAGAAGAACAATTTGGTAAGCTTTCAAGGTCTTTAGAGGTTTTATACGAAGGAGTATTAATACTAGGTACAGACTATTTGTTAAAGTGGGAAATGGCTAAAAATATGATGAGGCCAAAAAGCGACTATACCAAAGTATTAATGAACTACAGTATTGTTGCCCCGAGAATGTACAAAGGCAAAATTGAGTCTTTAGTGAGTCGTATAACAGGCTTTGCTGATATGATACAACTTACGCATTTAAAGTTGCAGCAGGTATTATCTCGTATGGTACCAGATGGTGTTTATCTTGACGCTGACGGCTTAGCCGAAGTCGACCTAGGTAACGGAACAAATTACAATCCTCAAGAAGCATTAAATATGTTTTTCCAAACAGGTTCTGTAATTGGTAGGTCGTTTACTCAAGAAGGTGATATGAACCCGGGCAAAGTGCCTATTCAAGAAATAACAAGCGGTTCTGGGGGTAATAAAATGGCGGCCTTAATTAATACGTATAATTATTATCTACAAATGATTCGAGACACAACGGGTCTAAACGAAGCTAGAGACGGTAGTACGCCTGATTCAAGAGCTTTGGTGGGTATACAAAAAATAGCAGCGGCAAATAGTAACACTGCTACAAGGCACATTCTTAATGGAGGTTTATATTTAACGGCTACATTAGCGGAGTGCTTATCTCTTAGAATATCTGACATATTAGAATTTTCACCTACAAGAGATGCTTTTATACAGAAGATAGGCGGCCACAATGCAGCTACTCTTGAAGAAATGGGTGGGTTACATTTGTACGATTTTGGTATATTCTTAGAGCTAACACCAGATGAGGAAGAAAAACAGCAGCTAGAAAATAATATTCAAACAGCGTTGTCTGCAGGTTTAATAGAACTTTCTGACGCTATAGACATCAGGGAAATAAAAAATATTAAATTAGCTAACCAAGTATTAAAGCTAAGAAGAAAGAAAAAGCAAGAGCGTGATCAGCTAATGCAACAGCAAAATATTCAAGCCCAAGCCCAAGCTAATGCTCAAGCACAGCAGGTAGCAGCTCAAGCTGAAGTGCAAAAAAATCAAGCTTTAAAACAACAAGAAATAGAGCTAAAACAAATCGAAGCACAGCTTGCTGAAAGAAAAATGCAATTAGAGGTTCAGTCCAAAATGCAACTAATGAATTTAGAATTTCAATACAATATTCAGCTTAGGAACATGGACACTCAGCAAAAAGACACTATTGAGAATTCCAAAGAAGACCGAAAAGACAAAAGAATTAAAATGCAAGGCTCTCAGCAAAGCGAGCTAATTGATCAAAGAAAAAATAATACGCCACCAAAAAACTTCGAATCTAGCGGAAACGATATATTAGGAGGTGGATTTGACTTAGGTTCTTTCGAGCCCAAGTAATAATAGTAATAGTAGTAATTTTATAATATTTTATCATGGAAAACAAAGAAAACGAAGCAACTAATCCTGAAGAAATTAAACAGGAAGTAGTGCAAGAATCAGGCCCCGTAACAAAGGACGAAGATGGCACGATTAAAGTTAATTTATCAGAATTAAATAACACGGAAGAAAATGCCATTCAAAACGAAAGCCCAGATGACAGCAATGATGTTGTCGAGCAACCCGAAAACGAGACAAGTAGCGAAGAAGTGGTTCAAGAAGTACGGGAGCCCGAGCAAGTCGAGGAATCAGCACTTGAAGAAATAATAGAAGAAGAAGTTCAAGAGCAAACAGAGCAACTAACCGAGGATGTTGCAGAAGCAATTGCGGAACAAAAAGAAACAGGTATTGAATTACCTGAAAATATTCAAAAAGTTGTTGACTTTATGAACGAAACCGGCGGCAGCTTACAGGATTATGTAAAGCTAAATACCGATTATTCGTCATTAAATGAAGCACAATTGTTAAAAGAATATTACGAAAACACAAAACCTCATCTTGATAAAGAAGAAATTGACTTTTTAATGGAAGACAATTTTTCTTATGACGAAGAGTTAGACGAGGAAAGAGATGTCCGTAAAAAGAAAATAGCTTATAAAGAAGAGCTAGCAAAGGCTAAGAATCACTTAAATGGATTAAAGTCTAAATATTACGAAGAAATTAAAGCTGGATCAAAATTAAATCCAGAACAGCAAAAAGCAGTTGAATTTTTCAACCGCTATAACAAACAGGAAGAGAAAGCAACGCAGCAAAAAACTACGTTTTTAAATCAGACCAATCAGGTTTTTAATAAAGATTTCAAAGGTTTTGAATATCAAGTTGGAGACAAAAAGTATAGGTTTAATGTTAAAAATGCAAGCGAGGTAAAGACTACTCAAAGCGACATTAATAATTTTGTTAAGAAGTTCTTAAACGATAAAAATGAAATGTCAGATGCTAGGGGTTATCATAAATCTCTATTTACTGCAATGAACCCTGATGCAGTCGCAAAACACTTTTATGAGCAAGGCAAAGCCGACGCTATGAAAGACAGTATGGCCAGAACGAAGAATGTCAATATGGATCCGAGAGGGGTTCATGAAAACACGACTCTTCAGAACGGCTGGAAAGTGCGATCTGTTAATGGTGTAGATTCTTCCAGATTAAAGATAAAAATAAAAAAATAAACAATTTAAAATTAAAAAACTATGAGTTTTCCAACACCGGGTATTGGTGCCCAATTAAATCACCAAACTCCACGTCCTACTAAAGGGTTGTTTGCGGACAACTACCTTTCATTAGCTGACATGGATTTTACACAACAGTTTTTACCAGAAGTGTACGAAAAAGAAGTAGAAAGATACGGTAACCGTACTGTTTCTGGATTCTTACGCATGGTAGGAGCAGAAATGCCAATGGCTTCTGACCAAATTGTATGGTCTGAACAAGGGCGACTACACATCGCAATGGATGACTGTTCAATTACAGTAGCGCAAGCTGGAAATAACACTATTCAATTTACAGCTGATCCAGCGGGAACTGCTGGGTTACAGAGTGCAGCTGAAAAAGCGGAATTGATTAACGCAGGCCAGACAGTTATTATTGCAAAAGACGGCGTTGTTGTTAAGGCAAGAGTAACAACCGGAGGCGATGGCACAGCTACAACTATAGCAGTGGCTCCATACAACGCTCAAGACTTGAATGCACTTCTACCAACACCTGCTGGGGACATTACTGATGTTGCCGTATTTGTTTATGGTTCTGAGTACAAAAAAGGCTCTTCTGTTGTTGCGGCACAACCAAATGCTAAATTCACACAATTCAGCAACAAACCTATCATACTTAGAGAAAAGTATGCAGTAAACGGTTCAGACGTTGCTCAAATTGGGTGGGTTGAAGTAACTACTGAAGCTGGAACTGGAGGATACCTATGGTACCTAAAGTCTGAGCATGAAGCTAGGTTACGTTTTGAAGATTATTTAGAAATGTCTATGATTGAAGCCGTACAAGACAACGGTGGAGGCGGTGGAGATTCTGCTGGTGATAATGGCTTTACTGGATCTGAGGGTCTTTTTGCTGCTATCGAAAGTAGAGGCTTAACTTTTAATGATCCTGATTTTGCAAACGCTGTACCAGCTACTGGTATTGGAGAGTTTGATTTAATTTTAGGAGAGCTAGATAAGCAAGGGGCTATTGAAGAGAACATGTTGTTCTTAGATCGTAGCACTTCTTTGGATATCGACATCATGTTGGCTGCGCAAAATTCTTACGGAAGTGGAGGTACATCTTATGGTGTATTTGAAAATTCTGAAGATATGGCACTTAACTTAGGATTTAGCGGATTCCGAAGAGGATCTTACGATTTCTATAAGACAGACTGGAAATACCTAAATGATTCAACTACAAGAGGAATGGTTAATGACGTTCTTGGAGTTATTGTACCTGCAGGTGTCTCTACGGTTTACGACCAAATTTTAGGACAAAATATTCAACGACCATTTTTACACGTACGCTACAGAGCTTCTGAAGCTGACGATCGTAGATTGAAATCTTGGATTACAGGTTCTGTTGGTGGCAACTACACGAGCGAAGAGGACGCTATGAATGTTAATTTCTTATCAGAAAGAGCATTATGTGTTCAAGGAGCTAATAACTTTGTTATTCTTAAGAAAACACAAAATTTCTAATAAGAAGGCAAATTAATGTAATTATTACCCTCGTTATATCGACGGGGGTAATTATTACTCTTATTAATTATTTAATTTTATTATATCATGGCGAAAAAAGCTGAAGCAGTAGAAAAACCCGAGGTTGCACCTCAACCAAAAATTACAAAAAAAGAAAAAATACAACAACCAGTAGAACCAGTGTGGGAAATAAAAGATAGGCTTTATAATCTGGTAGACAGATTAGGAAAACCTATAGTTTATTCTTTAGCCTCTAAACATAGTGCTAAGTTTCCTTTACTGTATTTTGACGAAAAACTCGGATATCAAAGAGAGTTAAGATATGCCACTAATCAAAAGTCTGTATTTGTAGACGAGCAAAAAGGGCAATCAACTTTAGGTAGAATAGTTTTTAGAGACGGAAGGTTGTATGTTCCAAAAGAACAACAAAATTTACAAAAATTATTATCTTTATACCACCCTTTAAGAAACAAATATTTTTCTGAAGACAAGCCAAGAGAGCAAGCAATGAATGAGGTAGAATACATTAACTACGAAATTCAAGCTTTGCTGGCTGCTAAAGAAATGGACATCGAAGGATTAGAAGCAATATTAAGAGTGGAGTTCGGTGAAAGAGTAGATTTATTATCTTCTAGCGAATTAAAAAGAGATGGATTAGTTTTTGCTAAAAGAAACCCTATATTGTTTTTACAACTTGCAAATGATGAAAATGTAGAGTTAAGAAATATAGGTGTAAAGGCGGTACAGCAAGGAATTATATCTTTATCACAAGATCAAAGAACATTTTCTTATGGCGAAACCGGCCGAAAATTAATGACAGTGCCATTTGACGAGCATCCATATTCCGCGTTAGCAGTATTCTTCAAAACAGATGAAGGTATGGACGTTTACAAACATATAATTAAAAAATTATAAGTCACTAATTATAGTAGCTAGGCCGCTGTAATAGTGGCCTAATTACTATAACTAATAATAAACAACAATATGCCAATAAATGTAAACACAGTATATCAAAGAGTTTTAGGTATATTAAATAAAGAACAGCGAGGGTATGTAACCGCTCAGGAATTTAACTTGTTTGCTAATCAAGCACAGCAAGATTTATTTGAGCAATACTTTTATGATATAAATCAATTTGGAAGATTACACGGTAATGACACCGAGTATTCAGATATGCTAACCATACTTGATCAAAAAATAAGCCCTTTTAAAACATCCGCGTCATTAGCATATAACCAAACAACTCTTCACTTTGATCTTCCGGCTGATCTTTATAGGCTAGGAAGTATTGTATATACAAATGCTATCACAGATGGATTCACAGCTACAACGGAGCTTGTAGAGGCTGAAAGAATTAATCAAAACGAATTATTATACATAAACTTATCTCCATTAACAAGGCCCGTTAATAGACGTCCTATATACGCTCAAAACACGCAGGGCGTTAAGGTATACGGCGACGCAGAGCTTACGTCAAGCGTTAGCTGTAATTATATTAGAACACCGGCCACTGTACAATGGGCATATCAAATTGTTTTTGATGAACCCTTGTATGATGCCTCAAATTCAGTAAACTTTGAGCTTGAGCCTTCTGAAGAAACAGAATTAGTTATAAAAATACTAGAGTTGTCAGGGCTATTGATTAAAGACTTTAACATGTATAACGCCATCAACCAGGAGGAAGTAGAAACTATCCAACAAGAAAAATCATAACATATGCCATTAATAAATATAAGTAACGAACAATATTACGAGGGGCCAGACGGCGTATGGAATAGCTTAGACGAAAATTATGGGGACTACCAATATATAACACTGAAGGACATAGTAAATAACTTTGTTGTAGCTTATGTTGGAGAAGATAAAATAATATCTAAAGTAAAAAGATCCGACATTGCATTCCATGCACAGCGCGGTATTCAGGAGTTAAATTTTGATACCCTGCAATCTATTAAATCACAGGAGATAGAAGTTCCACCTACTTTGTATATGATTTTACCACAAGACTATGTTAACTATGTAAAGCTAACTTGGCTTGACGAAAGCGGAGTTGAAAGAATAATTTATCCAACTTCTAAAACCAGCAACCCTTTACCTATTATACAGGATAGCAACTACGAATACACATTTGACAATAACGGGGAAATTCTTTATGCACAGGAGTCCGAAACTTGGGAAAGATTCCAAAGCTCTAATGATGACATATTGGTAGACTCTAACAGTAGAGACGCAAGAGAACTTACTCGCTCTGATTTCGCTGGGGGGAGATATGGTTTAGATCCGCAGTATACTCAATCAAATGGAGTATTTTATATTGACCAAATAAAAGGGCTAATACACTTCAGTTCTGATATGACAAATCGTATTGTAACTTTAAAATACATAAGTGATGGTTTAGGGTGCGAAGATGATATGGTTGTGCATAAGTTTGCTGAAGAGGCTATATATAAACATATTGCGCATGCTATTTTAGCGACTAGAGCAAATACTCAAGAATACCTTGTAATGAGGTTTAAAAAAGAAGCAAGAGCCGCTAAGCGAAATGCTAAATTAAGATTATCAAATATAAAATTAGAGGAAATTTCGCAAACCATGCGAGGTAAGTCTAAACAAATAAAACACTAATATATGCCAGAATTTATCCGTTCTTTCCAGACTGGGAAAATGAATAAAGATCTCGACGAGCGACTAGTGCCTCAGGGCCAATATCGCGATGCTTTAAACTTAGATTTAGCAAACTCAGAGGGGTCTAACGTAGGTACTTTACAAAATGTAAAAGGCAATGTTGAATTGCGCGGCAAAATATCAGACACTGAAAACGGATGGCAGGCTAACTATATAGAAGATTTAGATAATCCTGTTTGTATCGCGTCTATAAAAAACGATATAAACGAAAAAATATATTGGTTTATTGCGTCTGACAATGTTAGCGCTATCGCTGAATTAGACACCACAACAGGGTATATACATCCCATATTAGTCGACACAAATAACATATTAAATTTTTCTACAGATTATTTAATTACAGGAGTTAACATAATTGATAAGTTTTTATTTTGGACAGACGATCAGACAGAACCAAAAAGAATTAATATTAACAAGTTTAAAGCTGGATCTTGTAATTTTAATACACATACGAAAATTCCTGAATGGAACCCAGGACAAGATAATTATACAGAGGTTAATTGTGGCTTTGGCGGAAGCGCGGAACCAAACTTTACAGAAGACGATATTACTGTAATTAAAAAATCCCCTTTAAAAGCGCCATTATTAGATGTTTCTGCATCTCCCTTCGGTAATAATATTAACGGCACAGGTATTACTCCAGTATACACTACAGCCGAAAGCCCAGCAGGCACAGGTACTGGAAATTTTACATTTATACCTAATACCTTAGAACCTGCTGTAACCCTTCCTTTAGACACATACGGAGCATATTTAGCTAATATAGAAGAAAGCCCTACATATTATGCAAATAGTAATATACCCAATTGGAACGGTTTAATTACTTTTGATGTTGCGCCTATATACGACCAATTTGCAAACAACGGAGGACCTGTTTGGCAAAATGACGATATATTATTATTAAACGGTAAATTTACCTCACAATTTAATGAAACATTTGAATATCAACTTAGAGTACAAATTGATTCTTTAAATAATAGTATAGTAACGGCTAAAATATTAGGTATTTCATCTGATTTATATAAACCTACAGATGAAAATGGCGATGTAATATTAATACAATGGGAGGTATTGCTTGAAGAAAAGGAGCCTATGTTTGAATATATTTTCCCAAGATTTGCATATCGTTGGAAATATATTGATAATGAATATTCTTGTTTTTCTCCATTTTCAGAAGTAGCTTTTGTTGGCAATGATTTTAAATACTTGTCTTCAGACGGGTATAATGTCGGGATGACTAACAATATTAGAAAACTTATTATAAATTCTTTAGAATTAGGAACAGAGGAAGTAGATGAGATAGAAATATTATATAAGGAATCTCATAATACAACGGTTTATTCTGTTGATTCTATTAAGAAAAAAGATTTTTTACCCTATAACGCTGGCGCTGGAAGTGTGCCTACATCTTTTGAAATAAAGTCCGAGATAATTGGAGCGGTTGTACAGTCTAATCAAATATTAAGACCTTGGGATAATGTTCCACGTAAAGCTAAATCACAAGAGATTGTTGGAAATAGAATAATATATGGTAATTATTTACAAAATTATAATATAGAATATCCTATTGATTTAACAGTAAGTTATTTGCCGAAAGTTCACCCCGCAAATTTAACGATCAATCAAGAAACCGTTCCAAATCCTTTTGAAAGACAACCTTTCTCAAGTTTAAAATCAATAAGAACTTATCAAGCGGGAATAGTATTTAAAGACAAATATGGGAGAGAAACCCCGGTGCAAACAACAAAAACAGCTTCTATAAATATACCTATATTAAATTCTGTTAGCACAAACGTTCTTCAAATAACCCCGTCTGGACCCTCTCCAAGCTGGGCAACTCATTTTAAATTTTTTATAAAAGAAACCTCTAATCAGTATTATAATTTAGCCTTAGATAGGTTTTATTTCGCAGAAGATGGCAATGTATGGCTATCATTTCCTTCGTCAGAAAGAAATAAACTTGATGAGGAGACCTATCTAATTCTTAAAAAGCAGCATGATAACAACGTTGCGGTAGATAATTTAAATAGATATAAGGTATTAGCTATAGAAAACGAGGCGCCAGATTTTATAAAAACTTTTGAGTCAACCATAGCTAGAGCAACAGTTGAAATTACAAGCGGATTTGAGCAAGATTTTATTACACTAATATTTAATTGCGGAACAACAAATACTTTATTTAAAGAAGGATTTAAATCTACTAGAAAATTACAAATAGTAGCAGGGGCTAATGTCACTGATAAATACGATATAAAATCAGGAGGACCAACAGGAGTAGGTGACCAATATACCATTACACTAGAAAGGCCTTTAGGGTTTGATGCAGCTTGGTTGTCTTCATACAATCCTGGAGATAATATCGACATTTCTATACTAGAAAATGTTGTAGAAAATAAACAAGAATTTGAGGGTAGATTTTTTGCTAAAATAAATAGAGACTTTGCTTTTGATACAAATATTGTTGCGTCTTTTGAGGCATTGCAACCACGATATGCGATTAGAGCTGAGCATAATGTTGTAAATTCAATTACAGGTATTAGCCCAGGTAACGGTGGTATAAAAATGGGCTGGCTAGATAGTAGAGGCTATGGGCATACAACGCCTTTTTTGCCTAAAAGACCTTCAAATGGGTCCAATAAGTTTACATTAAATTTCGCAGGCTGGCCTTATGGTGGTGGTACTAATGTATCTTTACATGATTTTGACATCGATCATTATATACACTCAGCAACGATTGGTCCTTTTGAGTATAATCATATTAGGGGTACCGGAGTTTTATTAAGATTTATCTCTAGCACCGGAGAGGTAAGTGATAATGTTTACAAAATTATTGCATACGAAAGAAAGAAAAGCTACAGGGGTTATACAGATATTGTTGGTGACCCCAGACAAGTCCATACTAATATGCGTAAAACCTCATATTATACAATGGATCAAAACTACAATGAAACTTTTTTACCTACAGGTATTCAAGTTGTAGAGGAAATAATAGAAGACGATAATAAGCTTTTAACATCAAACAATCCAGCTATTTTTGAAACTGAACCAAAAGAGGCTATTGATTTAGATTTATATTACGAAGCTTCTGATGCAATACCTATAGCGAATTATAACAGCACACATGAGCTAAATAGCTATTATAATTGTTATTCTTATGGGCAGGGCGTGGAATCTAATAGAATAAGAGACGATTATAATGCTTTTACAATAGATAAGGGCCCTAAGGTTTCTGCTCCACTTGACGAGCCATACGCTCAAGAAAGAAGGGGGAATGGTTTAATATTTTCTCAAATATTTAACTCTACAAGCGGTATAAATAGGCTCAACCAATTTATACAAGCAGAACCTATAACAAAAGATTTAAATCCAACATATGGTACAATTCAAAAACTACATACCAGACAAACAGATTTATTAGCTTTATGTGAGGACAAAATAGTAAAAATATTAGCGAATAAAGATGCTTTATTTAATGCAGATGGCAATGTTAATTTAACCGGTAATAATGCTGTTTTAGGCCAAGCTATGGTTCCTGCTACTTTTGGTGAGTTTGGAATAAGCAAAAACCCTGAAAGCTTTGCGGCGGATAATTATAGAATATATTTCACAGACAAAAACCGTGGAGCTGTTTTACGATTATCAATGGACGGAGTAACGGATATAGCTGGAAAGGGTATGTCTGACTTTTTCGCTGATAATTTAAAAGTATCAAATAAGCTTATAGGCAGCTTTGATAAAGAAAAAGACTTATATAACATAACTTTCGACCGGTTGTCTCAGGATTGGAATAATATTCTTAGCCCTAGTCAACAATATCAATTAACACCGGAATGTGACATAAATGCTTTTACTAAATGCAACGAAACTACAGTTTCTTTTAAAGAAATGGTTGACGGCTGGACTTCGAGAAAGTCATTTATACCGGAAAGTGGTATAAGTTTAAACAATATCTATTACACTTTTAAAGATGGCCGAATATATGAGCACGGGCTAAACATACTATATAACAACTTTTATAGGCAACAATATGACAGCTCCTTCAATGTTCTAATGAACGATGGGCCTCAATCTGTAAAAGGGTTTAGCACTGTAAATTACACAGGAACAAGATCAAGAAGATTTGAGTATCTGCATGATTCCGAATGGTATTCAATAGCTGAAATAAACGCTATACCTGCAATACCTACTTCAATACAACAAAAGCAACCAGGTTGGTATGTAAACTTTGTTAAAACTGACCTCGAAGGAGGAGAAGTTAAAGAATTTGAAAAGAAAGAGGGTAAATATTTTAATTACATAAAAGGGTTGGAGATATTTAATGACTGCGACGACACACCTGATGGAATTGGTAACCCTGATATCATAGATAGCGACCCACAGGATTACATATTAACTGTTACAATTGATGAAGGCTGTAGCGGAAGCGGAGGAGCTGTGCCTGATGTAATACAATCTTTTGTAAATATATGGAATTGTGTTAAACCGACTATAGAGTTAAACATTGAAAATGAAACTATTGCTCAAGATATTAAGTGTTTAATCGAAGAGTTCTACGATCCTCTTTTTCAAAATTATACTTTGGTTTCAAATAATGCAACTGCATTTTCTTATTTATCTAGTCAGGGGCTGCAAGTTGGCACGCAAATGTATAATAGCTTAACTAACGAACCTATCACCACGCCTGGCGCATATTTATTCGTTGGTGCTGGGCAACAAATGTCTGATTTAACAGTGAATCACGCTGGGCTAGACGCTAATAATGCAACAGTTGCACCTTCTACTTATTACGTAATGATATTAGATAGTAGCGGCCAAATAGCATCGTGGACACAATATAATACATTAGCGGCCTGTGAAGACGACTGTATGCCTGATACTGAAATTAATTTTTATTGGTTTAGATCTCCTGATTCTAGTGATATATATAGTGGCGTAAACTGGTCAGGATATACTAACTTTGGTAACACTAGATATGTTATTGAAGAGAACTTTACTGATTATCCAAATGGAGGCCCTGTAGGCAATGTTAATGTAGAATGGAGATATAATTTATCTGACGGGGTTGACGTTGGTACTAAAATATGGAACTACGGGCAGCACGTAAGTAACCCATGTGAATTTGTGCCTTTTGATGCAATGTATTTGTGGGTAGGATCTTCTACTGTTGATCCTAACCTTGCCCTAGATCCAAATGACCCTACTCCAATACCAAATGAATACCGATTAATAAAAATAACAAATGGAATAATAACCTCCTGGATGAGATATAACGCAATAACTCCAGTAGCACCTTAATATAATAATATGCCGGAAATAAATAACTATAGTTTTTCAAACGCTGTGTTTAATATACAAGAGGGTACTGTAATAAACGATCAAGTTACAAGCGCTATAATAACAATATCCCCATTGTCTGGGCATACTGTTACAGCATCTGACTTTAGTTTAGACCCTTCGTTTTCTAATGCATATGTACAAAGTGTAACGTTTACGCAAAGCGGAACTAATGTTATATGTACAACTACTTTTTTACCTACTGTAACTATGCCATCCGCTAACGTTACAATACCTTTGTGTATTGTGGGCCAAGGTGTTGTTAACGAAATAACAATAGGGGGAACAGTTACAGCAGTTGTAGGGGCTGATGTTACAGGAGATAGTAGCGAGACAGATACTACTTATTCTAACAGTGGTAATGTAGGGAATAATGAATTGCTTTTTACAAGAACATATAACGCCGCAACAGGTTTTGCGTGGGCTAATAATGGGCTACCTTCAATAAATGTAACGCAAGGAAATCAATCCAACTATAATATAATCCAAACTCCAATTTTTGATTCGCAAAATAGATTAACAAATATAACTTACGATGTTAATTACATATATCCCTCCGCTGATATTTCAGGAGATCATATTGATATAGTAGTACCTAAAACAAATTTAATTTATAATCCTTTGCCAAAAATAACAGGATATACCTTTAATACTTCCGTATTGGGCAATGATGCTGAAATTAGATCTTTAGTGGTTTTAGGAACTCCCTCAACAACTTTCAGCGCTACATTAAATGACGGTACAACAACAACAACAATTATAAACAATCAGCCTCTTGATGCAAACGGAAGATTTGAGCAAGATGTATCATTCCCGGCGTTAACAAAAGGGCAACCCAATAGACTGTATACTATAGAGCTAACAGGGTCAAATGTTGCTAATATACCATTGCCTAACCCTTTTACCGTTAGTCAATTAAATGAAGTTCAAATTATAGTAGGTAAAGTAAATAATGTTCCTACCCCTGTTTCTGGTTGGCCGTCGACCGATCCGCGCACAGAAATAGCGGCTTTGACTCAAAATCCTTTTACAAATTTAACGCAGTCTTCTGGCATATGGTTAATAAAATTAGATTATAATCTTTCACCTTATACCGGCACAGGCACGTTCACCGTTATAAAACAAATAGAAACTTCGGATTTTACAAACACAGATGAAATTATAACTGCCGCTAATGGGAACCAAACAAATGTAACCTCACTTACTTTAGATAGTACAGCGGGGATAGTTGTGGGTGACAAGATTGCATTATTGGATGAATTGGCACCGTATGAATCTACAGTTTCTGGTGTTAATACGTCTACAGCATTAACAATTTCACCAGCTATAACTGTTTTAGATAATCAACAAATAAATTTTTATAGAGATAATGGTAACAAAATAGAAGTTTTTAATAGTAATGTAACTTTAGTAAATAGCTCCACTGTTAATTTAAAATGTGATATTGCAATTGTAAATGTAGGGGATGCAGGTATAACATTTGATTTAGATTTAAGTAACATAATTTCATATACGCCATAATGCCAGATATAACACTAACATTTTCAAATCCGCTTCCTGTCAATATTCAAACAGGAGATATAGCTTGGTACGTCGATATTTCTGAAGGAACAGAAATACAGATGGGCCCTATAACATCAATTAATGGAACAACAATAATTATAGACGCGGCTGCTGGGGTAGCACCTCCTGTGGCACAAGACTTTGTGTTTTATGTGAAAGATCCCATTGGGCACGTGGGCCAACTAAAGGGCTATTACGCGGAAATTCAATTTAGAAATAATACAACAAAATATGCAGAGCTGTTTTCTGTGGGTACTGAAATATTTGAAAGCAGTAAATAATGTGTAATAATATAATAATAAAATAATAAAGATATGATACCAATGGGAGCAGTTATGTCTGGAGTCCAAGGCTTAATGGGAATAGCCGGAGGGATTATAGGCAGTGGCAAAAGGAAAAGAGAGCAAAGAAGAGCTCAGCAAGAATTTCAAAGAAGAAAAGCGCAGTTTGAAAATTTAGACACATCTAATGTATATGCAGGACTCGAAAACGTTTACGAAGACTTAACAGTGAATCAGCAACAAGCTGAATTTGCTAATAGAGCACAACAACAATCATTGGCTAACACTATGTCTGGAATGCAAGGTGCCGCAGGTGGATCAGGTATTGCTGCCTTAGCACAGGCTATGGCAAACCAATCTTCGATGAACGCAGAAAGAGCTAGCGTAAGTATTGGTCAACAAGAAAGACAAAACCAAATGGCTCAAATGCAGCAAGAATCTAATCTACAAAGAATGGAGGCCGCTGGCGAATTAAAATCAAGAGAAGCAGAGCTTAATAAAGTTTCTACTTTAATGGGTATGTCAGGGCAAAGAGTTCAAGCCGCTAATGAAGCAAGAAACGCCGCAACTCAAGGAATACTAGGAGGCGTTGGCAACTTAGCCGGTGGGTTTGCTACTTCGGGCATTATGGGATAATACAATATTTTTAAAATGAATAAAGACTATATAAATAAACTAGTACAAACCGATCGCGATAAAGTGGGCGAGTTTTTGGCTGTTGCGGAAAGTGGAGCTGTTAAAGCAGGTCTAACGCCTGAGCAACAAAGAAAGCAAAGAGAGTATGTACAGCGTCAAGCAGATATTTATTCTAACGCTGCTTTTAGAGCAACTAATAAAGGTCTTAAGCCTACAGATCCTGCATATTTAGACAATGTAAGAGAAATGAATGGTGTTAGAAATAATTTGGAAAATTTAGCAACCCAGCAAAAGGCTATTGAAAAAAACCAAAAGCAATTTTTGGACGATTTTAATGAGGGCAGAATTTCAAAAGCGAATTATGCGGATGGGTCTACTATGCCCCTAGTTAATATTTATTCCGGTAAGTCTAACATGGAAATAGACGACTACGGTAATTTAATGTTTGAAGATGGTTTAGGAGAATTTAAACCTTATACTCAATTAGCTGATTATTCTTTAAAATCTTACGATACTGCTAATTCACTGCTTTCCGACATAGGAAAAATAGCAGATTCTAAAAAAGGCCTTTCAGATGCTCAAATGGGTTTATTTAAAAATAAAATAGCTACTACTATAAACGAGGCAAGCAGAAGTGATATATTATCAATGCTAAGTGACGACTTATTGCCTGGTCTTGATGATTTAGAAATACCAGAAGATTTAACAAATCCAGAGAACATAGGGCAGCTAAAGTCATTTATAATACAAACTATAGGTAACGCAGGAACAGAAA